TAGTTGTTTAAATGCCATTTAACAGATGTATATATCATTATAAATCATAACTGTCATAGTAGCACTAAAACCCGCTAATTGATTCTCAAAACGATCGTAGAAAGGTTCTAAGGTAGGACTGCCGTCTAGCTGATACATATCAGTATATAAAGTTCCCATTCTTAACCTCTGAATTAATCTGTTAAGGACTGCAAGTTGTGTGTTGAGGATATCCTGGACGTCGTTATTACCTGTAAATCTATCGACTGTAAATTCCTTTGACTGGTTTACAATGTCACAGGCTAAAACAGTAATGTTAAATTTTAAGACTTGCTCTTCGTCTACTACGTTATTTATAATGATATGACTAAGAGGAAATATATCCTGTTTATTTAAGTTGACATCTGTAATATCACCTATAGTACAAGTGTTAACATTTACGTCTTTTAACAACTCTGTTTTAATTGTTTCCGTTAATTGAAAAAACCCTCTTACTCCCTGATTTGCCATTATTTAAAATTCTTTTTTATTTGTTTTGCTTCTAGTTCTGATTTCTCTTTCATATATTCTAATGAGTATAAACAACTATGTACATTTAATTTAGTGATATCTTCAAGTCGTCTAATATCCCCCTGTGCAAGTCCTGAGAAAAGAGCTTGATACCATCCATATTTTCGTGAAAAATTTGCTGATGAGCTGAACTGTCCTTCTGATGTTCCTCCAAATAGATTATCATAGTTTTTGATAAGTCCAGTCCTAAATTGTACAAAAAAAAAACTGCGCCTAAGACAATATCTACTGGCATTTTGTTTAGCTTTTCATTTGATGTTATGTCATATTCTTTTATAGTATATTTTTCACCTATCTTTTTATCAATAGGTCTAAATAGTACATTCATAGCTATTAGGATGTTGTCCCAATTTCCTATGTGCGTATCTAAATCTATGTACTCACCTAAAGACATATCGTCAAAATCAGGTATTAGTCCGTATTCAATTCCGTCTAACTTAAACCTTCTAATTAATTTAGTCTCTTCTTTAAATATAGAATTTAGTATTTTTGTTATCTTGTCTGCTTCGCCTACTTTTAAACGTAGTACCATTTCAGGTTCTAGATTACAAAATATCTCGATCATTTTACATTGAATTAAATAATCATTATCGTAATTCTCTTGAACTTTTAAGAACTTTTGATACTGCTTTAAAGAAATCTCACTTAGCTTATTTGGTATTAGTAAATCTGCTTTCATATATATATAACGTATTTTTAGTTAAACTTTGTACTGATTAAATTAAATAAAAAAAGGTAGCCATTTCTGACCACCCTTTGGATGTAAGTATCCTGAGCTATGCTTACATCATATCCGCATCGTAGCAGCTATTGCTACAAGTTCCCCTATCTTCTTGCATTGGTTTTCCGCAAACACCACATTCAAACTCAGGCTGTTCGTGTGGATTTAAGAAATCGTCCCAACTCATATGACGTTTATTTTACCATTTGCAAAATGTTCGCACACTAATCCTGTTTGTAATATAATCACTTTAGTAGGCTTTAAATTAAATGCTACTAATTTCGTTTTAATAAATCTCTTAATTCCGTTCATAATTATTTGTCTTTGTTAAGGTTAATAAATGTCGCTAATACACAAAATCCAATACACATAAATAGTACTAAATATTCCATAGTTGTTATTTTAAATTAATTTCAGGTAATCCAAAAGAATTAGTTGTTATTTTAATATCTTTTGGCAATTTATTTTCATCGTATCTTTGTATGAATAAAGTTGTTGCATCAATAATATTACCTTTGTAACCTGTATCAAGTAACATTTGTATGTAAGCCATTGTGTCTTTACCTTTTTGTAAATTAGGAATAAATTTTGTCATTTGTTCTGTCTGTTTTTTTACTGGCGTTATTACCAATACTCAAAGATAATACTTTATTTGTTATAAACAATAAATTTAATAACTTATTTTAAGATAGGTGATAAATTCCTCTATTTGGGTTCTGTAATTGGTAGGAGACAGAATATCTAATTGCATCGATTAAATGATTCCAGGAATCTTGAGGTGTCTTAGACTTCTTTTCTAACCAAGAATAGTTGTTTAGTTCTTTGATTAAATTAATACTGCTCTCATCCACTATGAGGTCATAATCTTGTAATAGAGATATGCCGTATGTTATTGATCCTTGTCCTTTAATTGCTTTAACGACGTTACAGCCCTTTGATTTTATTTCTGATAGTAGACGAGGTTCTGCTGAGTCACCTACTATTAGATCCCTTCCTGCGTGTTTTAAATTGAGTTCTGCAATCTGTGTAGTAGTCAGTCCATTTAGGTAAAAACATTCCTTTAAATATATCTGTTTATTTGTACTGTCAATATTAACCTCAACCAAAGTAGAAGGATCGGCAGCAAATCCGTAATCTTGTCCAAAGACAGAAACACCTACCTTTTGAAATTGTCCTATTTTCCAGTTGCTAAATATTACACCCTCAGCTTTCGATAACCAACCACCTAACATTTGATGTTTGTATTTATCAGGTCTTCTAGTTTTAATATTGTCTATCTGCTCTAAATAGCTTTGTGATAGATTGTCGATGTTGTCTAAGTATGTCGTATGTATATAGGTCGTGTTTCCTTTAGTTAAATTACTAGCCTCCATTACACCCTTGTCCTCAAAAAAACGTGAGTAAATCCAATGCTCTTTTGTGACTGGGTTCAATATCATTATTACTCTGTTTTGATTTTTAAGGTTTCTCACAGACAGGTCAATCTTATCAAAGATGTTTTCGTCTACTAGCTCTTCTGCTTCGTCCATCACCCAGGTGCTAACATTTGTTAGAGACTTCAGGTTTGCCGTTTGGTCACCCGATGAGGTCTTAATACCTTTAAAGATTATCTTGCTTCCTGAGTGCTTATTTATAATCTCGTCTTTTGTGATATGAAAATCTGCCTCTTTGTTTAGAGCTTCTATCTTCTGTATAAATTCAGGTATGATAGAAATGTAAGCTGAGGCTAATGTAAATCTAGTAAATAAGATAGTATGTCCTGCTTCATATGTGAGTAGGACTAATAGCAGATTAATAGAAAATGATTTACCTGAACCTCTTCCACCAGTTACAATGAAGTATCTAGAATCCGCGTTCTTAATAGGTGCGTATTTTTTATTTACCTGGATCACTTAAATTCGATGAGGTCTTTAAAGTTTACTGTAAAGCCTTCAGACGACGTTATATCGACTGACTCTTTTGGTTTGCCGTATCTATACCCAAAGTATAAAGACATAGCCCTAGAGTCTCCTTTTAGTATCTGCTGACCTAGTGTTTTAATCACCTCGTCATTGTCAATGATGTTGTCTAGCTTTTCTATTAGCCTTACCTCATCTGCTTTTCTTGGTCTGCCAGATCCTGCCCTTAAACCACCATTTTTTTTTCTTTTATCCATAATTGATATTTTATTGATTAATCAATCTTTGTACATCTATATAACGTAATTTTTTACTTTATTTATTTCCATTCCCAGCTTTTTTTCATTAACTTAATTCTGTCCTTTGCATCTACTATTTTATTGTCAGGAATATCTATCACTAATTTTACCAATGGGTTTTTAAGTTGTTCTTTTTGTTTTAGGTATTCTGCTTCTAATGTGCCGTATTTATTTTCCAGGTAATTTACTTTGTCTATTTCGTCTAGAGGTATTTTAGATTTAAAAGCAAATATGTTTTCTATTATATCTAATGTTTTATTGTCTTTCTTATATATAGGGTACATCTTAAATAGGTGCATACAATTAGCGTGATCCATATGTTTACCCTGAGAGATAAAGAAAGCAGCTATAAACGTCCATCTCATTTGTAGTTTGTCTCTTAGTATATAACATAATAAAGCCCTGTGTTCTACAAAGGCTTTTTTGCGCGTATTTTCGTATAGATTAATTCCAGTAACAGATATAATTTTATCACCAATTTGTAAAGGTGTTAAGTCTTTCATAATTTATTTAGTTCTTTTTTATATTTATTTTTGTGATATTAAAATAATTCTGTTTGTTTTTCGTTTTCTTTATTTCTAATTCCTAAAACAGTTTCAAGGATTGTTTTACTAGCTTCATAGTCTACAAGGTTTCTTGCAATTTTTATTTTACTTTGATTGCCTTTATAACTACTTAAATCTATTTTATGAAATGCTTCTAATTTTTTTAATTCTCCATTTGTTTGACATAAACCGTTAAAATGTCTTGATTTTATATCATTAGGTAAATTGAAGTTTGTCCAGTATAAATGTCTATCTCTATTTTTAGCACTAATTAATGGCTCATAGTATGGTATAACATTTTCTACAACATACTTTCCTTTAAAATAATGTTTTAAAAACAGTATTTCTTGATATAGTTTCATATCTGGAAAAATTGCCTCTGTTTTAGTATCGTAGTTTGAACTACTCCAATACCTTGCTCGACTATGACTAGGACAAGGTGGAGAACTCCATATAAAATCAAACTCTTTATAGTGGTCTAATAGATATTGGTGTGCATCCGTTACAATTACCCTATCATTAGGGAATCTTTCTTGGTACATTCTTGCTAATTCGGGATCAAGTTCAACCGCAGTAACTTCTAAGTTATCTGTTACCTCATCCCATTTATATCTGTTACCACCTAAACAAGCATATAAATTTAATATTTTCATTCTGCTGTTAATTTTATAATTTATTTAGTTCGTTTTGATATGCTTCTGAAGCTTCTTGAGGCGATTTAAATGTTCCTAAATGTATTCTTTTATTATTAATATTAATTTTAGCAACCCAATTTTTTCCGTTTACTGCTACTCCAGTATATCCATTTTTGTTTCTACTATTTTTAATTATGTTTTTTCTTGGAATATCTTTACAAATTTTAATTCCTAATATGCTTAATAATTTTGCTATCATTTTGTTGTTAATTTTATAATTTATTTTTCTACTATTAAAACCCCATTTCGTTTTATTTTTGGTTTTCTACCCTCTTCAACAAACCTTTCTTTTTGCTTTTTTCTAATAGCTTTTTGTTTGTTGTTTGGTTTATCTTTTTTTAATGGTTTAAACTGTCTCATTAGTTTGTTCTTAATTTTAAAAGGTGATAGCATTCTATATATTTCTGTCTTGCTTTTCCCTTATATTTTTCTTTAAATAGTTCGTATAATTTTCGCGTATATTGGTACTTAGTTTCACATTCTGAAAAGTATTTCTGAGCAAACCTGACTCCACGTCCCTTAAAGTAATTGACGCAATCAGCAGAATCACCAACCACCATTTGAGCATAGAAATTATATACTGCCTCGTCTTCGCTTACGTCTATAATCTGTCTAGTGTTCCAATGATAATTGTAAATTATTGCTGGGAATTGTAAATAGTCTTTATCACAACTCACTATAATTACTTCGTCGCGTCCTATGTCTTGACTTATGTTGTACCAATACCTAGCAACCATATCGTCTGTTTCAACTCCGTATCCTGAAATGCTGTCATATTGTTCTTTTACGAACTGGTGCATCTCGTTTAATAATGGAGGCAGATTATTATAATTTCTATTAGACTTATATTTTTTAGTAATTAATTTTCTGAAATTACCTTTTGATCCGCTAAAGGTTAATACTTTATCGACGGCGTATATTTCCTCTAAGTGATTTACAATATTCATATACTGCTCGTCAAACTTATTTCGTGCGTCTGCTATGTCTGAAAAGAATGGCTCGTCTTCAGGTGTTTCTCGTTTACGATAGCAACTGGCAAATATTAAACTGTCGGCGTCTATTAAAAGGATCATATATCTTTAGAATCATTTATAGCTTGTTCGTCAATATCCATATATTCGTCTTCACCTTCAACCATTAAATCTAATAGCTCTTTTTTTATTTTACCTAAATAATAACTTTGCATTTTATTGTTTTCTTTTACAACTTGATTAATTATAAAAGGAAGGTCTTTAAATAATGAGGTTACATTAAACACGATTGTTTTGTCTTCGTTTATGTCTCCGTATTGCATATACATCTCACCGTCTGAACAATGTAGCGTATGTGTTTCGTGTACATATACGTGCGAATTTGATTTTGCTTCTAAAAGGTCACCCTCTAACTCTGTAATTCTTTGTTGTAAATTTTGAATTGCGCTCATTTTATTGTTATGTTTAGTTTTAAATAATTTTTTGGTCTGTCTGTCTTCTTTATTTGATAGTTGATAATAACGTCTGTAATGTTTTTATCGTCTTTTATATGGCTTTCTATCTGCTTTTTGATATGTATTAACACCTCGCTGCTAACCTCCATTTCTTCTATCTTTTAAGTCTTGTTCAATAATATCCATAGAATCTCTAAAAGTATTCCCTATAATATTAGTAATACTTTTATGCTGTAATTTTTTTTCTATATCTTTAACTGCGTGTTTTACCATAAATTTAAACGTATCAGTTTCCTTATAGTAATTAACTAGCGTTTTAGCTGTAAGAGCTATACTAATTAAGTTTCTGTATTCGTCGTTTGAAATAGTAACTTTTATTGATTCTGTCATTTGTTCTGTTTTTAAATAAATATTGAATGTGAAGGCTGTAAAATACATCTAACAGTTTCTCTATCAAATGAATCAAAATGAAATTCAGATAAAGGCTTAGTTTCTATAAATTTATTTACAGCACTTTTTATTTTATTAATAGATGCAATAGGATAAATTCCATTTTTGTCATTATAAAAACTAATAACATAATCAGTAAATTCATTAATAAGAATAGGATAATTTTTCATTTGTTCTGTTTTAGCTTAATAATTTATTAAGTATAAATTCTGCTTGTATATCATTATTAGCATTTTTAAACACAAAATCAACTAATCGTGATTGTGAATATCCATTAAATAATTTTGATTCTGCTTCTAAAAATAATTGTTGAAATTTCATTTGTTCTATTTTTTGTTCCCTACAAATATATAACTAATTATGTTATAAACAATAAATTTAATAACTTTTATTCTTTTTTATTTAGATTTATCCTAACAGCGTCGTTTTCTTCTAGTAAATAAACGTCTTTTAATAATTTATTTTTTGTCCACATTGTTGTATCAGGACAATATTTCTTAACTGACTGAGGCAGTTTTAAATTATTTAGATAATACATAAAGTTCCCTTTAGTATCAAACACATAAAAAATCTTAACTACGTCTTTATCTAAAGCCATTAGAGCGTCGTATTTGTCTTTCTCTAGCATTTTGGTTGCATAGTACTTATTGCGAAATTTCATCTCTATAACGCACTTAATTCTATTTCCGTTTTTATCTTTCTTTGGCGTATATCCTATTGCGTCATATACAGTAAAATCATTTTCGGGTTTTTTTAAATCCCATCCGTCCAGGTTTAAAATTAATATTACTGCGTTTTCAAATTGCTTAATCTTTTTGCTTTCCATTGTCCCAAATCGTATTCAAATCTTTTATCCATTTATTTATTGTTTGAGGTGAACAGGTGCAGGGCTTAAAATAAGAGTGATTAAATTTGACGCTGTGGAGTTTTGCGACCATCTCAAATTCGGTTGCTGTAATGACATCGTTTTTACCCATTCTAAATTTTTCCCAGTCTTTGTATTCATATTCGTTAAATTTTACCATCTTTTAATCTTTAAATTATTCAGTTTATTTCGTCTTTTGCCACAGTTACACTCAGTACCTCTTGCCTTATGATATTTGTCGACAAGGTATTTGATGCCTGTGTATTTTGTAATGTAGAAAATAATGTCTCCTAGTTTCATAATGTTTTGTATTTGTATAATAATTCTTTTTTAATTAGGTATGCTTTTTTATATTTCGTATCACCTTTACCAATAAAAGTTGCGTATTTTAATTTGTTTTCTAGTATACAGCGTCTAATATTATTTAATAGAAACCAGTTATAAATGTTACCGTCGTATATAACCCACCATTTAGCTTTTGAAGTACTTAAAGCGGATGGTTTATTATTAAATTCTATCTCTATTACTATATTATCTGTGTATAAACTTTTTTGATCTGACTTTACCTCAATACCGTAATTTAATTCAGGGATAAATATGTCCCATTCTTTACAATAGCCGTCAATCATATGAGCTAATGGGTATTTTTTTTGAATTTTATCTAATACATATGACTCATAAACTTTACCAGCCTCTAAGTCCTGTGAAAAGGTATTTATCATAAGAGCTTTTTAAGTTTATCCTTAACTTTTTTGTGCGTAAAATAAAGAGCGTAATAAGGTATTTTTGATTGTCTAGAAAATTCAGCAATACTTTCGCCGTCGTTTATAATTTCAAATACCCTACGTTTATACCATTCCAATTTGGACAGCTCATCTGTAATAATTGAGTATGCTTCTGAATAGTCAACATCGTTATATAATTGACTTGTTTCGCTATTACTTTCAAGCCACTCATCCAAACAGACCATTTTAATGTTTTTAGATTTTCGTTTTAAGTCTATAAATAAAGTTTTTAATGTCTTAAATATATAGTAGTAATTAAATTGTGATAAGTCTTCGCTATAAGTAAGATTTAAAGTCCCCTTTTCTAACTTTAATATTATTTTAATATACATTTCCTGGACAATATCTTCAGCAATCGTTTTAGAGCAGCCAAAGGTTTGTACTATTTCAACCCAGGTTTGATGTTTTTTACTAATTAATATTATTATATCTCGATTCATATTACTTTAAAGGATCATACAGGTCATTAACCGTTTCAGGCAATCCGTTTTGATTAACCTGAAAGCTAAAAGTTTCAAAAGGATAACCTCTACTACGTCCACATTTTACGGTCACATAGTCTTTGTTAATAGTGTTTGCTTCTAATTTAATTGTCAGCTCAGATTTTTTTTCTAGGAAACTTCCTAAATGACCAGTACCAAGTTTTTCACTACCAAATGATTGATGTATCACCACCATAATATGACAGTTGTATCTTGACGATAGCTCCATTAATTTCATAGTTAATAGATTAGACTCACTTATTGAATTAGAGTCAGCTAAAAGGTCTGCGACACCATCTATAATTACTAAAGAAGGAGCGTCTATTTTTGTTTTTAAATAAAACTCAATAAATTCCAGTCTCGTTTTGTAATCAATACCTCTTAAACCAAAGGTATGAAATTTTGAGGAATCTACTTTTGAGTCCATTTCGTAAATTCTACGAAAGCAATTACTCGAATGCCACTCAGATTGTTCAGTATCAACCCATAACAAATGTCCGTTGCCTCTATGACCTTTTAAATTACCTCCATATATGTTAGTTCCGCTTAAAAATATTGAGGCTAATAAGGATACAAAAAATGTTTTTTTCGTCTTTGGCGGAGCTGTAACAGTCGATAGGTTTCCATATGTTATTCCTATTGGCAAAAGCAAATCACCTTTATCTGATTTTAATAATTTTTCACCAAATGATAATGCTACTGGTGGGTATTCTATTTTCTTTTTGGGATCTACATAGCAATCCTCTACGATTAATTGCATAAGCATATCGTGTTCTATTTCTTTGTCTGTCATTGTTAAATTTTAAGAACAAAAAAGGGTATAGATGTAAAAACCCATACCCTCTTATATTAATTAATGGATATTTCTAAAAAGGTAAATCGTCGTTTCCTGAAATTGATTCAGGAGCTGATTTATTTTCTTTTACATCGTCCCTTTCAACTAACATAATTTTACCACATCCATTTTGTGCGTCCTTAATCCACGATACTTTTGCGTTTCCTAATGTAATTCTAGGAATTTTAGCCTCTCGTTCTTCTTTTGATTGACTGTCTGTAATCCAGCAATTAGTTCCAAACCTAGTTTCGTCGTTAATTGATATAGTGAAATTGTACCATACTTTTCCGTCCTTACCTTTTTGAAATTTTTCTTTAGGCATTGCTGCCACGTTGATTGATGCGTTTAAAATAGCTCCCATAATTTAATTGTTTTTAGTTATTGTTGGTTTAAAATTGTCTGATTCGTCTTCACCGAAAACTCCTAATTCGTAAAAGCCTGTAAGTTTTAAAACTGCTCTTGACATAGCTCGTTTCTCTGCCATTTCAGCAACGTACCAACTATTACAGTTTCCGTCTTTAAAATCTTTACCTTTTAAAGCGCTTCCAAATGTCTCTACTTTAGCTCCTTCTTTTTTTGCTACTGCTTTCATAACTGAAAAATTAGGTGTGCATTGAATTACCTCATATTGAATATCAATTTGTTCAATTCCTTGAATCTTGTCAATTCCTTGACGAGTGATAATTACATAATGCTGATGCTTAAAAACATCGTCTTTTGTCAAATCATATTTTTTATATAATTCTAATAATTTGTCTCTGTTCATTTTACTGTCTGTTTAAAGTTAATATTTACTATTTCCTGATTTAAGTCATCAATTTGAGATTCTAAACTAATTATTTTATTAGTAAGAGATTTTAATTTAATTTCCTTTTCTAAAATGTCAACTCTTTTTATTAATGCTTTGATACGATATTGCTGTTCCTTTAGCATTTCGTTTTTTACCTCGTGAGATACGTTATATCTTACATCCATTCTAAGGTATCTTTATAAGATTTCTTTGCTTCTAGCTCTCTGTAAATTTGCATTTGAGAAAACGCATCTGATTGCCAGGCGGCGTGAGCTAATTGAATTTCTAATGTAATGATTTCTGATTTTACTACTTCTAATTCTGTTCGTAATGGCATTTGTTCTGTTTTTTATTGTTAATACTAATTGTTCTGAGCAACAAATATAAACAAAAAAGTGAATAAAAAAAACTCTAGGACAAAAAAAAAGGTCAATATAAAATTAACCCTCTTTCTCTAACAATAAACAGAACATCCAAATATACTGTTTTAGATTTTATCCACAAAAGTTTTATATCTTTTTATCATTTCTATAATTTCTGCGTCTGAGAGTTTAATAATCTGTTGAGCTTTTATGTGAAGTCTTCTAGCCGTACCCTCGCCAAATTTAATATCTAAGTTTTGACCAAAAATAAATTGTTCGCCTGCTGACCACAAGTTGCACTTTTGGCACTGTGGCATCACATTGATTTCTGACCAGCGTGTGCTATAGTGTCTTCGTGATTGAAAGTGACCTGCCTGCATACCATCACCCTTCCATTTTTTCTTAACTCCACAAGTAAAACACGTAGCTATTCCGTCTATAGAATCTTTTAGTCTTATATAAGTACTGAAAATAGTATCTAGTTGTTTTACTAATTTACTTCGAGTGAGTTTTTTTGCCATTCATAATCCAATTTTAAAACATATAAATATATGGATTTTATTTTGGTCAATCTAAAAAAAAGTAATAAATTTGAGTTTTTCTTTAATTCTAATGTATAAGAAATTAAAAAAATAATAGTAAAATCTATAGAAAAGTAATGGTTTACGCCCTGTATGCTATTTTTAAAGCTACTTACTTAATGCTTTAAATTTCTCAACACCTCTAGATCCGAAATAAGCTACATAAACAGTAATTAAAAGTGATTTTAACAAATCAATCCATTCTGTAGAAACTCCAAAGTCTATATTTAAAGAGTCTAATACAATTAAAAAAACCATTGATACGGTTAAAAACAATAATGTTAGAGGTCTAGTATTTTTTGAGAGGTATGAATCGCTTTTCATATCTGAATCCCATCTTTTTGATATTTCCTGCATTTCGGTAATATCGATATCTAGCATTTTTAAGGCTGTTTCTTTGTCTTCAACACTTAGTTTAGTGTCATTTGTAATTAAACCTCTTAAAACGCCTAAATATCCACTCTGAGGTAATGCATCACCAATAGACGATCCTAACTTTATTAAGAATTTTCCTACTTTAGTTTCAGAAAACTTTTTTTGAGGTTTCATTTATTTTTTTTTTGATTCATTAAATACCATTTATTTATCGTGTATCCAATGACAACTAGAGAAAGTAGTATTTTTAATCCTATTTCGATTGCTGTGAAATTTACAACCATTGCCAATCCATTAAGTCCGTATATTTTTAAATCTATTATTTTCATTTAGCACGTTTTACATTCAGACCACGTATAATAGACACCTTTTTTTTGTGTAATTAATACCTGATTTCTGTTATCTTTTTTATTAATAAATGAAACGTGAAGCCATCTAGGTTCTACACCAAATTCCCATATTAATTGGTCAAAATCTAAGTGGTCTTTTATATAGTGAAACATCTCTAAATTGGTTTTACCACCCATTGATGTAATATCAACAGCATTTCCAGTTAAATGACTAGACGAAATAGAGCCACCTAAGCCTGAATTTAATTTTTCAGACCTAAACATACTATTTACTTTTATTGGGTGTTCTACCCACTCCCTTAACGGCTCAAATACTTCTTTTGCTAGTGTTTCCATATTCTCAATATCTTGAGCTTTTGGTTTATTAGCAATATTGTACGTTTTTGCGTGTTCGGAGTGAGTAGCCTCTTTATATGAGATGTGTTTACTAATTTTTTTCATCTTCTTTGATTAATTCGTAAGAACCATCCTTTAAATCTATATTGACTTTTCCGTAAGATTCTTCTAATTCTTTTTTTGTTTCGTCTTGCTCTTTCATTAGCTCAACGTAAAAATGATTTAAGGTGTTAATTTGAGTTTGTAATAATCCTAAATCGTGTAAAATTGCACCTTTTTTCTGTTCTTGTTTTTGTAATCCTTCTAATTCTACTTCTGTAATTTTTGACATTTTAAATGTTTTTTAAGTTAGATGTAAAGATAATGAATTTTATTTTGCCTTTAAAAGTTCAATCTCTGCTTTTAGTTCTTGTATTGACTTAACTAATAAAGGAACTATTTTAGAATAATCAACCCCTTGCATTTCTTCAGCATCTTTTTGTCCTGTAACTGCATCAGGTAAAACCTCTTGCAATTCGTGAGCCATAACACCATAACTTCTGCTTTCATCAGATTTCCATTTAAAGTCATAAACAGGTATTTTAGAAATCATATCTAAACCTGTAAAGTCTTGTAAATCTTCTTTTAATCTATAATCTGAAGATGTGGTAAAAGCAGTTGCAGAACCACTTGTTACTATTGCTCCTACAACCCCATTTGGATTAGTAAAATACATAGCTACTTTACTTGATGTAGTGTTTGCTCCAATTCTTATTAAACCGTTAAGAATACCAACATTGTTTGCCCCATCTGAATAAGAGGTTGACCCAATTAAAATTTCCCCTGCAGATGTTATACGCATTCTTTCTACTGCTTCAGTATAAAATTTCATTATACCATTACCATCACTTGCTTGAATACCAATATTTTCAACCTCTGTTCCCGCACCCGAATACCAAGATAAAAAAGTGTCATTTTTCATCTGAAGATTACCTCCTGCGGTTATACGCATTCTTTCTGCATCAGAAGTAAGTAACTTTATAACTTTAGATTCTTGATTATTTATTAAAAAATCCCCATCAGCATCAATACCTATAACAACACCATCTCCTGACGCTATTCCTGTAGTTCCATTTGTAAAGTGTTGGTAAACCGCAGTCAAAGCAGCCGCATTAGACAAACTTAATTTAAATTGAGGCGTAATTGTTCCAATACCAACGTTACCTCCAGATGTTATACGCATTTTTTCACTTGAACCATCACCATTGGTAAATGTAAAAGTTCCAGTAGAAGATGTATTTCTTAATTCTGCATTTCCACCAGAGGCGGCAGCAATAGCTATTATTTCATTTGCAAGCGCACCTGTTCCTAAACTAAGTCGTGCTAATCCAAAACCATTACCAGGAATAATTCCAACACCAAGGTTACCGCCCATAATTGAAAAACTCTCTGTATCAAATCTAGTTGCAGCTGTGTTTATAATATAGATATCACCAGTAGAATGATTTGCGGAAGCTATATTTTGACCATTCCATGCCCACGCTC